CAGCGCCCGACCTTTGAGGTTGGGTACCATGAGTCGTGAACCTTTGGTGGCCGCTACCACTTGGCCAACTACGAGGTTTTCTTTCGTGTTGGAATCGCTGGTGACCATGGCCGGCTTCGTTGCACCACTGGATAGTTTGTCGCCTTGGTGAAACACAGCACCCTCATACCGCATGTGCTCAGTCGGCGTGTGTACCAAGTCAATGGAGTCGTCCTGTTCAGTTAGCGTGTAGGTGCGCTGGTGAGTAGGTTGAAAGTCACTTTGCTTTGGCTTGGCTACACTACGCTTGGACGCAGTCTGCGTGTAGATGCCGTGGCGAACAGCATTGTCCACAAACTTAGGCTTGCGGATGCGCTTCATGACCGTAGGCTGGGCTGCATCACTTCGCCCGGTGTTGGTGTTCTTTGCGACAGCCATGTTATCACTCCGTGCTGTGGTCACCCGTGTTGAAGTTCGTATCGCCGTCTGCGCCCTTGGGGTGCAATGATTGACTGTAGCGAGGCTCCACCGAAAAGTCTTCCTTCCGTGCAGCGTCGCTACGGAAATGCTCCAAGGTGTTTTCACTCATGACAATGCGGCCAACCGGGTTGGTGATGTCAGCCTTGTCATAGCCTGTTACATCCACGCCCAAAACCTTGGGCCCGTTGCTGTCCGAAGCAGTGACGCTCGTATTGGGGGCGATGCTGTAGACCGGTGAATACGGTGGGCTACTGGGCGTACCTGTGCGTGCGGACGGGGCGTCACTGGTGTAGATACCGTACTTACCTCCACCTGTAGCGAGGTAGAAGTTGCTGCCGTCTTGAGGGCTGCCCGTCTTGAGCATACGCTTACCACGGAACAACTGGACATGGTGTTTGTCCAGCGTGCGCACAGGGCGTACAAGGAACTCAATGTTCTTGTCCAAGACATTCGTCTTGCCGTCGGTGGGGTCGTGGTTAGCGTCTTGATACGGATTGGATGACGAAGACGCACCAGCCTTACCCCAACCTTCATCGGACAACGAGCCCTGTCGCACTGACCAGTCCATGATGTAAGTACCGCCAAGACTCCACATGCTGTGAGCATCTGAGATTTTCAAAATACCCTTGACAGGTTGTGCTGACCAACTGAGGGCTGTCATGTCCAAGTGACCAAGAGTTTGGGAACCTACATCCTTTGCACCACGCAAGGTGGTTCGTTGACCGACGCTTCGGTTGCTGTGTAGGCTATGCGCCTCAGTTGACATGATGATGTACTCTTGGCTCTCGCCGTCGTTGAGTTCGCTCATCGTGTCCACATCAAGTCCGATACGCACACCGTCCGCACCTACAGGGTCAGCCATGTCCGTATTCGCACTGACAGTTTCAATGCTTTCACTGACCATGGCTTCGGGCTTGAGGAGGCCTTCTTCGCTATCAAGCGAGAGCCTCGCACTGATACCTCGTTCAATTTCCTCCGGTTGGAGCACATCGTTGCGTGGGCGATTGAGTCCCTTGCCGATGGTTGGCTCACTGGTCGGTTGCGAGAGGACAAGTCCTGTGGGCTCAATTGATTCGGACACATCCATTAGCAAACTTTCGTTGAAATGTGTGGGCCAGCGTACACCACGACCATCTCCACGGTCGCCTACCCGCAGAGATTGTGAAGGATTGAACCAGTCTACACTACCCATGTCGGTAGCGTCGTTGTTGACGGTGTTACTGTTACCGCTTTGGCGGTCGTCGTAGGAAGCGAACAGGCCTCGGTTGGCGGGACGGTCATTGCGACCACCATCTGTGTAAGCGTTTTCCGGGTCCCATGCGGGACTAATACCGAAGCCACGGACAGGGAACCGACGAACATCCTCACCACGAGTGTTGCCCCACCAGTCTACAAGGTAATAGCGATGAGCATTTGCTAACTCGTAAATCTCTTTCCCCGCCGCATCCCCTGCGTACATTTTGCGAACCGTGGATGGGTTACGAAGAACACGAACAGGGCAACCAAACGACTTTGTCATTCGGCGACCATCACTGTAGCGTACCTGTCGCCCAAGTTGGTCTTCATTGAACAGTGCACTGATTTGCGTGAGCCGTTCAAGAATACCTGTGTAAGTAGCGGGGTAGTCTACACCACTTTCCCACCCATCAGTTTTGCTATCCTGTTGAACAAACGCTCCGTGATAATAACCAAGTAGAGCGTTGCTATTGGCTACTTCCAAATAGCCACGGACATATGGCGACCAGCGAGGCCGGTTCATGGGCTGACGAACCGACATGCGGTAGCCGAAGCAGTAGTTGCGAGCATCGTCCGAATCACTCGTCATTTGAGCGTAGGTGCGCTCTTCAACACCGCTGTTGTCACGGAAGCCAACGCAGTCAACCCCGAACAGTTTACCACCCCACCCAATCAGCGCCTCAAGGAAGCCATCAAGGCGACTGGAGCCAGCGCCCCCACGAGAGCCGCCGGGCCAATAGCCTGCAAAATTGAACTTATCCGACCCTATAGTACCGCCTTGGTGACTAAGGTTCGCATCTCCATCAAGGTCTGCGGCAGTTTGCGGTACACCATCTGCTACTAAGGCGGCCGCACCCGGAGGAGCAATCCACTTCATACCCAGCGCAAACGGACCTTTTGAAGCAGCGTAGAAGAAGTCATTGTAATGAACGGTTTCATAATGCTCGGGAATATTGTTCAAACCTTTCTTGAGAACAGGGGCATCCACATCACCCGCCTTTGTGTAAAATGAGCGAGATGCATCATCGGAATAATAAGTGAATGGTCGTCCAAGGTTGGGATGCCACATGCACAAGAAAGCGTCGGGGAGATGGAGGCTGTTAGTATCACGAGTACCGCTGTAAGTTTGAAGCAAATTGCGAGTGGTGATGCTTTTGGTTGACTCCGTGTAGACTTCATCGGCGAAGCGATTGGCGTAAGGCCCGGTCAGTTTGACGATAGTGCCCGCTCCAGTTACATCTAAGTTAGACCAAAAGTTCGGAGTGATTGCCGTTACTCCTGCGAACTGTACAGGTGAGCCAAGAGTAGCGTAAGCCAAAGTGCCGACACGATGCGTGTAGGTGGCCAGTTGTCGCACGCCGCTTGAATCAAAGTATTCCAATTGTTCACCGTAATACGGGTCCACAGGGAACAACTCAGCATCGTTCACCGTGATTGTTTGTCCCGACTGGTCTTTGGCCGTAGCACGAGTGCTTGGGTTCAATGAGCGAATACGGAAATGTTCAGCATAAATGTCGGGATAACAAGTCGGGTAGCCTGCCAGTGTAATTTGAGCGCCAACTGCCCCAAATGTAGCCCGATTCAACTGGTAGTAGTGGTCGGGCGTATGCCACTCTAAATGGCGGAAGTGAGTCGCAGTTGACGCCTTTGCACCATCTTTGTGCAACTGAGCCCACCACGGTATGGTTATAGTGAATCCGGGCGTGGTTTCTACGAACATGTTCGGGTGATATGGTAACGAACGACGGCTGAATGCAGGTGATGCAGACTCTTCTACGCCCAAGGGGTTGTAAAGTGCAAGCGGTGGAAGGTTGGTGAACTGGCCGGCTGCATCGGGCTCAATGTCCAACATCAACTCGTTGAGAAGTATTTCACAACCGCGCACATCGGCCATGGTGGCTTCGGCAAGGACAAGCGTATAGCCGCCATCTCCACTGGTGGAATGTTCAATAGCAACAACTGTGTTGATTTGTTGCCCTGTCAGTTCAATAACTGACCCGTCGGGAACATCATTGGCTGGACCGTTTCGGTGGTAGCCCTTCAACTGCTGCTTGAACAAGTTTGGCTGAATAACAATTTGGTAAGCACCTACTTCCATTGGGTCGGGGAAATGGTTGTTTTGAGTGTAAGTTCCAGCCGCCTCCAGTACAATGCTGTGCCCGCCAGTTTTGTTTGCATCTATAGAAGCGGCAATGCCGTAACCTTCAAACTTCAACTTTGTTTCTGTAAGCAGGGTAAATGCACCACCATGAATGTCCGACGGGGAAACAGACGCAGTTGCTCCGGAGAACCAAATCAGTGGGTCTCGGGCAAATACATCAGTGGTGGCTGTAACAGAAAGAGCATTCACAGCCCGGTGCAAATCGTAAAGTCGCTGATATGCCGGATGAGCATAGTGACCCGGCATCATAGACATAGTAGCGTTGACATAATGGTGCCCCATCCGAGGAATCGGCATAGGGGTCAATTTTGGCGTACCCAATTGTGTAGTTGGTGTAGAACCAATGTTCGGCCAATCAATCGTGGGCATGTCGGGACTGGCTCCACTGTATTCTGCATGGTCACGCAGACGGCGAGCAGCGAAGAAGCGAGTGCTACCGGCGGGTAGATAATACGACGGCACCACTTTGAGGCCACTCTTTCCTGTCACGAATGACACAAAGTCGGGAGAAACGACAACGCCTGTGAACTTGTTTGTTCCAACTCCTGTGTACGAAGCAATAACGCCTTTGTCGGTCACCGGGTCATAAACTCGCAGGAAATACCGACCGCTACTTTGTTCGTCCGAATCCGTCCATGTAGCCGCTTCGGGTGTAGAAGTCACTGTGATTACCGGTGTAGGTGATGCGTCCGGGTCATAAGCACTGAAAGTCAGTTCATCAACATCGTACCGGTGCGTCATCGTTGCGCCCATTTTTGTTACATGGAAATGTAGGGCACGGTCATGTGGCTCATATGCTGTCTTGAGAGGGGCGTTGTCCGTATGTTGCCGCCAGCCATGAGTTGAACTGTTGGGGAATGCAAGTCGGTCATTGCTTACATCTACCCCGTCTTGAGAAAGGTGTTCCCATCCATTGTTCTCCCAAGTTGGCCAAAGGCGAGGACTGTCGTAAGTGTTGGCGAAGGTGTCCTTAACAGCCCCTTCGCCTTGTGAGGGATGCATGAGGCCGCCCGAGCCCATTGTTTCGGTTTGATAAGCCTGTATTCGGTCAAAGCCGGGCCGAACAATGATGTTGCCCGGAATCTCATTCGCAAGTGGTAAGCGAATACGCATGTTTGGGGACACCCCACTACCAGCCAGTGATGGGGCCAACCCCTCAATGTCTCGGTCGCTTACATGTCGGAAATCGTAAATGATGGTTCCAAGAGGGCTACCCCCTTCTAACCTATGCTCCTGTCCAGTATCATCAGTCACCAACGCACTTTGAAATTGCAATTCTTCATTCGGGATTTTGAGTGCACTTTCTACCAACGGATAATTCATCTCCAGTTGAGGGTGCGCCAATTCTTGGGCCTGTATTAAGGGGAACATGGCGCTATTCGTAGATTCAAAGGAGAAGCGATTGTTACCGAGGATTTTCTCACCAACAGTCTTGTAGGCAGAACCGTCCTTGCGCACAACCCAAGGCGTCATTCCGAGACCGCGAGCGTTGCTGGCCGGCAAAGTAAGGTTCCCACCGTCCATCCGTTTCCAAACAATGTGTTCTTCAAGGAAGTTGCGGGCAGCCTGTCGCCCGTCGTAGTATTTGTAGAGTCCTTCGGAGGTGCCGTAATACTGACTTTTTGTCGTGACACCTTCACATTCAACCCCGTAGGTGGGATAGTCTTCGTGCAATTCCGACATGGGTACTACAGATTTGTCCCAAAACAAATCACCCGTAGGACTGTGGCAAGCATCACCGCGACCGATTTGAGAGGCGGCTGTAACCTGCGCATGCCAGTATGCTTCTACACCGACCGCTGGATAAGACGCTGCTTTTTGTGGGAAGGCCGTTGTTGTATTGACCATGATTGCCTCTACATGAGGACCGGCAGTGGC